CATTGAGTGTTGGGCACGCATTAGATCCAGAAGTTCATTCGTATAATCCATGTGGAAAGCACCAACCATCAGTGTTTCCTCAAGATAACGAAGTACCTCTGATACATGACCATCAAACCTTGAAAAGTCTGTGTTAACAATATCACTGGCTTTACGACACACTTCAACAACTCGCACCGATATTTCGTACGGCGTTAATGAAAACGCGTACCAATTTGTATGGTGTAACATGTCAGTGAGCGCATAAGTAAAGCGACTGTAACTCAGTTTATCAACACCATTTATGGTGGAGATAACTCTCGGATCCGTGATTTTCCCGTAAGCTTCCCGTTTTATAAAAGAGTTGATTTTCCTATTTGCAAAATCAAATTCAGACTGTTCCAGAATGTGTCGTTGGGTTGGGCGATTTTGTTTCTCCCAAACCATGTCGACATCTACAGGAACAAGTTTTCCTTTGAATTCTCCTAAGAATAGTTCAACAAATTCATTTATCACGCGAACCAAAAATTTATCAATCTTTGTTACGTTTCTCACTTTTTCAATTCTTCCAACCACAGCTTGTTTCTCATTCTCCGGTGTTAATGCTGGAGCGAATGCCCCATCAATAATCGGTAACATAAATGAAACAAGCGATGGTTTTGCCTCGGCATCGTACTTACTAGGATTGTACTGATAAGTATGGACATATGGGTCAGATACGGGCGGAACAAAGATCATCTCTCTTCCAGCGGCAGCATGTGTCTTATGATACTCATAAACCACAGCTGCTGATTGACGGTTATCCAATTTTCCCAAAACATGCGGTAACTGAAGTCCAACCTTCGAATTACGCGCTACGATTGCGAAATATGAATCATCTGACGCTGAAATAGTACTTTCAATGTACTCCCCTGCCCTTCCAATACTCACGTTCAAACCCTCCTTACCTGTAACTTTTGTATACAGAAAATCACCAATAGCTGGACTGAATCGATGCAGTAAAGCTCCATCAAGATAGGAAGCCAAAATGGCCCCCAAACCCACCCATTTTATCAATGGTGTTAAGAGTATTATCTGATGATGTGCATCTACCGTTCTTTTGTCCACTAGAAAAGTCGCTGTCCTATATGGGATTCCGCAAAATGTCTGAACTATCTTCAGATTATCACTCGCATAATTCCAAACTTTATGTTTATATTCAGCTCCACCCGCAACGGAATA